CTAGCTTTCATGTAGTTCAGATTATTAGGTTAGCATTATAATACCTATGCTAATATAATATAATACACACAGTGAGGCACGTATGGCGTATTTCAAACGCGATCGATTTAGCGGCATAGCGCCTGGAGTTTCTCCGCGATTGCTAGCAGACCAGTTCGGCCAGATTTCGGAGAACATAGATTTTGAGTCTGGCCGCTTAGTGGCTACCACTGAAGACAGCGATGCGTACACGTTGCAAAATACGGCGCGCCGGTCTATTTATTACTACCGTGATACAAGCTGGCTTGAGTGGAGTGAAGATTCTGTGTCCGTTGTGCCTGGGCCAATTCCTGGCGACACGACTGACCGCTTGTATTTTACAGGCGATGACTACCCCCGCGTCGGGGCAGTATCAACTCTAGTGTCTGGAAGTTCAGGGTATCCGGTTAACTCTTTTCGGCTCGGGGTTCCCGCTCCATCAGCAGCCCCAGGAACTTCAAAAAGCGGTACAGCCGACGCCACTGCTACTCCGAGTGATGTCAGTTATGTTTATACGTATGTGACTGCGACGGGCGAAGAAGGCCCACCATCCGCGCCTTCTGCGGTAATTGAGTTAACAGACGCTGAGTCTGTGGCTGTAGGTATGCCAACTAGCGCGCAATCGTCCGGTAATTTTAACTTCGGTAGCGGGGCGTTAAAGAGAATCTATCGGTCTAACACCGGCTCAACAAACACTCAGTTTCAGTTTGTGGCTCAAGTTGCTTATACAGCGGTGACTTTCACGGACACGACTGACGCGGCAAATCTCGGCGAAGTACTGCCAAGTGGTGGTTGGATTGGGCCACCAAATGACAACTCGTCGTTATATCCTGATGGCCCGTTACAAGGCTTAATCGCTCTGGCGCAAGGCACGATGGCTGGGTTTACTGGCAAGCGGTTTTGTTTATCTGAACCATTCCTCCCGCACGCTTGGCCGATTCAATATCGGATTACTACTGAAGAAGACATCGTTGCTATTGCTAGCACAGCAAATGGTGTAGCAGCTTTGACTGACGGACAGCCGTATTTCATTACGGGTACTGAACCGTCAGCCATGACCGCTGTCCGAATAGATTTTAGTCAAGCGTGTGTGAACAAGCACAGCGTTGTGGACATGGGCGATGTTGTTCTATACGCAGGGCCAGAGGGCCTCTGTGCAATCCAATCCGCGTCAGGACAGGTTGTTACTAAAGGTTTGATCTCAGTCAAACAGTGGAACGCCGACTTTCACCCAGAAACCATTCGGGCATTTAGGCACGAAGGTACTTATGTCGCGTTCTGGACAAGCGGCAGCACGCACGGGGGTTTTGTTTATGACCCGCGCGGTAGCGAGAACAGTTTGTCAACGCTATCAATTGCAGGCGAAGTACGCGGCGGACATATGAACCCGAAAGACGGTGAGCTGTACATTATTGTTGGCAACAAAATTAAGAAGTATCGAGGCAGCAATACGCCCCGCACGTTGACATTTAAGAGTAAGAAGTTCGTGACTCCCGCCCCGTTGTCGATGGGATGGGTATCTGTGCATGCGAACGTGTACCCAGTAACTGTAAAAGTTTATGGTGACGGAGCATTGGTAGCGCACTACACACTTTCTAAGTCTGGCACGACATACACGCAAGCGACTACCGTCCCATCGAACATCAGCAATGGCACACTACGTGAACCGATAATGCGTATGCCTGCGGCTGTTGCGCAAGAGTGGGAAGTCCAAGTGCAAGGCACAGACATCAACGACTTCTGCCTTGCTCAATCAATGGATGAGGTGCGCGGAACGTGACAGTACGTCCAACTAAAGTGCCAGGATTCGGGAAGCTACCGGCGTCTATGGACCCACAAACTAGGTCAGTGCTGGAAGGTCTTATAGAAGCCGTTGAAATAAGGTTGGGCCGAAAAGGTGACCCTCAAGACCGTGCTATTACACTGCGGGAGCTTATCGAATCGGGTTTAGCCCTTCAGCTCAAAGCCTCTCCTTTTGACCCGAATCGTTACGGCGCTTATAACTTAGGAGTTGGCCCGCTTACGACTGCGAATATGCCTTACGCCCCGACAGGGTTCACTGCCAATGGCGCGTACTCTCAAGTAAATATATTTTGGGACGGGGCGTTTTACCAAGGTCATAGTCAAACGGAAATCTATTCCCATACGTCAGATAGTATTGGCGATGCAACCCTAGCGGGCGTATCGACAGGAATCAGCTTTATAGATCCTGTCGGTTCGGGCGTCACGCGTTACTATTGGATCAGACACGTTAATGTTAATGATATTAAAGGCCCATTTAACGCTGCCGCAGGAACGTTCGCTCAAACTGCCACAGATGTAGCCCATCAGCTAGCTGTTTTATCAACAGCGATTACATCTTCACAACTCGCAGGGTCACTAAGTACACCGATTGCAAAGATCGGCCCGATAGAATCTTTTGTTGGTTATAGCAGCTCGTACTCTGGTGGCAGTTTGCTAACCCGTATGGGTGCCACAGAAACCAAAGCTAATGCCGCAGCAACGTCTGCGCAGTTAAGCTCTGAAGCTACTACTAGAACAAATGCTGATTCAGCGTTAACTACTACCGTTAATAATCTCGCTGCTACAGTTACTCAAGGCGATAATTTAAATAGTGCTGCAATCAGCAGTGAAGCAACCGCAAGAGCAAACGCGGACTCGTCAGCTGCAAGCACAGTTTCTTCGCTAAGCTCGACAGTGGGCGGGCATACTTCTCAGATATCCACGCAGGTGACGACCACCAACGGTCTGAAGGCACAATATACTGTCAAAGTGGATGTAAACGGGGCTGTTGCAGGTTTTGGTTTAGCAAGCACAACGACGGCTGCTGGAAATATTACGTCAGAATTTATCGTTAATGCTGATCGCTTTGCGATTATGCAGGGGGGTAGTAATAGTACAACGGCGACTGTACCGTTTATCGTGGACAGCGGTGCAGTATTTATGGCCACGGCCATGATTAAAGACGCGACTATTACTTCTGCAAAAATTGGATCAGTGAATGCGGACACGATTAACGCAGGCACACTGAGCGCGAACCGTATTGCAGCAGGCGCAATTGGTGTAAATAAATTAAATCTTGTGGGCACAGGGGCAACCATAAACTTAGCGAGCGCGAACAGCGGAGCGCGAATGATTATCCAGGGTTCGAATATTACGGTTTTTGATGCGTCGGGCACGCTCCGCGTTAAGCTAGGGAATTTGTCTTAGTGGCTTATGGGCTTCAAATTCGGAACGCAAGTGGAACCCTTACGTTAGATACAAACTATAGGTTAGTGCGGTTTTCAGCGTTTTATCAAGGCAATGTATCTTACGGCTCACCAACCACTTTGTCTGTTACTGGTCTGGCTAATGATGGAACTTGGGGATACAACAATTCTGTAGCAGAAGCATGGAATATAAAGACCACTTTGAACAGCGGGTCGATAACGATTACTGCGTTAGTTTCCGGTACTCACGCTTATAAATTATTACTGTTTAGGATTTAACATGGCTTATGGGCTACTAGTAGTTAACGATTCTGGGTTTACGCAAATTGACCATACTTATGGAAATCTTCAGATAATAGCGACAGGGACTACGGCGAATTTTTCGGGGTCATCTATTGCGACAGCCTTGCCCAGTGGGGTTGGGACTGACATTTTAGTGTTTGTAAAGCCTAACTCCACAAGTGGGCTTGGATATAATAATGAAATCCCATTTTGGGGTTACATTGACTACGCAGCAAATACATTTGTTATAGGCAGACTACTTATACTGTCTTTTTACCAAGGCAATTTTAAATATATTGTTTGTAAGGCTGGGCAAGCCCCCGCGAGTTCTGGTCATTATGGGCTAGAAACTTATACAAGCTCTGGCAGCTTAGCTTTTTCTAGTGTCTATGATGATATGGAGTGCGTAGAGGCTCACACTTATACGCTTAGCTACCCAGCTTCGACTAATTTTGTATTTAATGAAAGCAGCGGTGGCTGGGCAAATGGCACTGACGTAGATGATTATTATGTGTTGCTAAATGCGATGGGGAAGGTAGCAAGAATTGCGTTTACAAATAACTACTATTACAGAGCGTCTTTTGTTTCGTACCGCTATTCAGCAAATGCGAATAACCAAAACCCAGCGGCACAAAACATTAGATGCGGGGCAAATTTCGGTTTAACCGTCCCAGCGATACAAGGCAGTACTACCACTGTTGAGTCAACAGATACAAGAACCCAAATTATAGCGAGGTATCACGGGTCATGATTAAAGTAGCTTTAGTCAAAAGTAACGGCGAAGTGTCTACGGTTTTGTCTACGCAGACAGACGGGATGTATGTTGATGGCCAAATGTATGGCGATCTGCTCGCCAAGCATTTGGCGTTAGATGATGACAACGATGTGTATATCAATACTAAATATTGGGATTACACCGCGTCTGCTTGGCAAAACAGAGAAGCGAGAGCAGGCGGCTATATGGTCTGGATTAATAATGCATGGGCCTTAGACGCTACAGAACTTTTTACAGAGATCCGTAGCTACCGAGATGCTTATTTGAACGCAAGTGACTGGACACAAATGCCCGATGT